CTCCCTATATCTAATAATTTGAGGATGATCCTTATACTTGGTTTTATCAAGCGGAAACCTACCATAACCCAAAAATGTTAAAGCCCTACGTAATGCGCTTGATACTGCTTTTTCAATTTTACCCTTCACTCAAGTACTGTTTTAATACCAGTAATATATTGGCTAAAGTAGCTAAGCAACCTATTTACCCTACCATTACTACGTTTATACGTCTTAAAAAACACGTCGTAGTAAGCTATTTGTTCCTTTATACCCACCCTATTCTATCTCTTTTCTTAACTCAAGCATCATCGACAAATTAGCTACGTCTACCCACCTATTCTCATCTACACATACTTGTAACCACTCTTTTAACATTTGGTCGTGGTCTTCCCTAGAGATATTTGTATTTTGATGCCAACTATAGTGCTTTAATTGTTTTGTCCCACGTTTTTCCTCTAGTCTTTTATGCATCCTATTACAAAAATCTATTACTCCAAACCAATCGGCTACTTCATTCGATGTGGCAGAAGTTATCTTGAACTTACCACTTTCACCCATACTACTTCATTACTCCTACATCTGTTAACAGTTCTGTCATAATGTGTTTCAATGTATACTTTTGTTTGTATAATTCATACCCTTTGTTACTTATTTTGTCTTGCAACGTTGTGTTAGCCAAAATCAACTTAATCTTTTCAATGCAGTCATCCTTATCCTTAAAAAACACCATATGTTTACCATCTTCAAACATTTCTTCTAATTGCGGAACATACTGGTTTAATCCAACAGTTTTTACCGCCATAGGATAGAAGTAACGATCAGAGAAGTATAAGGGCACGTTGTTAATAATATTGGTATTTAGAAGTATCCTTGCTTTTTGCATAATTTCTAACGCATCTTGTCCAAAAACACCAGGACGTACAAATGGCTTTAATTTTTCAGGCCACTTTCCATTACCAAAAATATGTACATCGATTCCGTTATCAACTAAATATTCTAATAATTCCAACCGTGGTTTACTATGTGGTGTTCCAATAAACACTACATCTATATCTTTTTCAACAGTTGAATCAGGGTAATAACACACATCATCAGGTACGATAGGCAAAAATCTACACAGATTATACGTTTGTGAGTGCACATGTGACAGCATACTTGGATCACCTGTAGTCCAGTAAGAATAATGACATACTGATGACAAACCAATAAACCAATGTTCTGGTTTTTGTCTGTTATCTACATACCAATTTACTAACTTGGTGTTAGGAGCAAGTATATTTACGTAAGCTAGTATTTCAGGTACTAAATTTTGGCCTCCATTAATAATAACTAAATCGGGTTCCTGTTGTACTATTTCATTTAATAGCTCGTAAGTTGCGTCAATTGGTTTCTTGCTTTGTTCAAGCACTTTACGATAATCATATCCAAACGATTTGCATCCTAAATCACGTTTTAATATATCTCTAATATAAACTTCATTTCTTAACGCACCATCAGAATAATCTCCTACGACCATCACACGTGGTTTAGAATACTGTTTTTTACCTTCAAACACAATACCATAAACTTCATCAGCGTTCATATAAGCGGTACATTCACTGCATTTATCCCACATAGTTGTATATTGACAAGGTTGGCATGGAAGGTTTTTGCACAAAACAGTTACGTTAGGACCAAGTGGTTTATTTTTAGATACCAACGTAGGTCCGAATATTGCGAACGTCTTGGTTCCAATTGCGGCTGCCATATGAGTGGGACCAGTGTCGTTGCCAATATATAGAGGCGCAAAAGAAAGTAAAGCACCTAATTCAATTAAATTAATTGTTCCAACAAAATTAAGCGTTACATTTGATGGCCATGCAATTTGTTCTAATCGTTTTTTGTCTATTTTATCGCCAATAAAAATTACTGCTGTTTGAGGACGTTCCACTTCCAACTTTTCAGCTAACTCTTTATAGTAAGGCCAACGCTTTCTATCCCATCCATAATTATTCAAAGTAGTGTCACCAAAAACTACAAAGTCATTATATTTCTTTTGATTACTTGTTAAAAATGTTGCAATATTCGCTTCAGTTAACATTGTTTGGATTGTTCGCACGTCTTCGCTATCACCTGTTGGACAGTATGGATATGTGAGATCACCGTAACCACCTAAAAATTCAGTGGCAGCCAAATGTTGTATTGACTTGTGGTGTTTTTTTAACGATACGTTAATTGTCATTTTGCAGTGTTCAGCAATATGTTTTTGGTACATTGCCATATACTTACTACTCCAAACAGTAGCAAAACATAAGTCGTAATAACCATAGTCAAATTCAGTTAAAACCTTGTCAACACACTGCCAGTTGCGTATTAGCTGAGCAGCTGGTTCTTTACACAGTACCGTTACTTTAAGTAATGGGTGTATGCTTTTAAGAATACGCAAGGCAGGTGTTAGCATTACCATATTGCCTATTCCTTCTTCCATTGGAATTAGTATACTACTAACAGTAGTTGTTTCTAATATAGGTAGTAAACGCTCAAATATGAGCCTACTAAGATTAACTCCTTGCGCCTCTAATTTACGTCTAGTATCTTTATCTGTTGACATAAATTGCATCAGGGCACCACTTACCTCTGTGTTAATGCGGTCGGCTTGTACATGTGATAATTTATGTAGTTGATTGTTCTTCATTCAATTCTCCGTTTAATTTGTTATAAACTGCTTTCCAATAAAATGGTATACGGTATTTTATTTTAGACAAAATATCTTCTATTCTTATTTTCCTGTCGTGAATTTCGTCGTGGTGTTTTGTGCACAGGCAAATTAAATTCCCTAATTCGTTTTTCCCGCCTTGACTTCTGAATATTATGTGATGTACGTGAATATCTCCACGGCCACAACCCCAAACTTGGCATCTATATTTATCTCTTTTCCTGACTTGTTCGTTAATGTTCAAGATCAATGTTTATGTTAAATTTTGCTTTTTGCTTCTCGTTAAAGTACCCTACATGATCGAGTTTACGAACAATATTTAGAGCATCTTGCATTAAAGTTTCTCTCCAAGTTGGCTTGTGCTCGTTAGTAACTTCAAAGAACCACTCTTTCATATCATCTAAATCAATTTCTGATTGATGTTGTTCACCTGCCTCTATTGGTGGCTTATCTATTCGAGTAATATTAATTACCGGATTATTTGTAGTTTCAAGTAGTTCTTTTTCATTTTTGTACCGGACGTCTGGAATAACATATACAATATCTTCATTACACTGCTTTTCGAGTGTTCTTACCCATATCAAATCCGTCTTTCCATCTTTTATGCTATCCTTAAACATTTCTATATTCTCCGTCCAAAATGTAGTAATCGATTCCAACATTTCTCTAACGGCCTTTTTTAACTTTTTCTTGTTATACTCTTTTCTATCCACTCCAAATTCATTTGCTCCAATTTCTTCTGCATATTTAGGAAACTTTGATGACCCAGTTCCAATGAGAGCAGTATCAGCAAGAAAGTCGTTAGTAAAACGATCTGTTTCAGGTTTATTCATATCAGATAGAATAATCATAGGTGTTAAATAATTACGTACACTATTTCCAATACCTTGTAACGTAATACGTGTTTTTTTGTTCTTCTTTATGTAAACTTGTTCCGACGTTAACCCCCAATATCTTATACCTATTTCCTTTACTGGGTCAGCAAACGCTTTACGTTCGAACCCGAATGCGTCACATAATAAGTTACACAATTCATCTTTACCTGATCTCGCCTTGCCATGTATTCCAATTGCCTTCAACGATTATCTCCTTTAGAATCTAATACACCACGTTCTTGTCTGTCTTTTAATTTATCCATGTTCATTTGAGCCACTTCTTGAAAAGACACGCCAAAGGTAGTACAAATTTCAGCGAGATACCATAACACATCACCTAATTCATATAATATACTATCTAATTCTTGCGACGAGTACTTACCGTAATTGTTACGCATCAATTTTTTTATTTTTTCATTTACTTCGCCAGCCTCTCCAGCTAACCCCAATGCGGGATAAACATAAGGTGTTTCTATTACATCATGGACATATACCTTATCTGATGTGGACCCTGTTGATACATCACTATTTGGTCCTTCAATAAAAATTACTGGATAAACAGCGGTTTTATGCGCTATTTTTTGGTACTCATCAAAAGTCATTTTAGTTCCTTTATTTCACTAGTAATATATGTTGTTAATTTTGCTTTTTTTCTAAGGTTGAAATGACGCCTAGGTAAATTTGCATAATACGTCATATAGTCTCTTAACCTTTTTTGATCTTTTTCTTCAATAGTGTCGGTATCCATATAAACACCATTAAAAGATGAGTCTTTATAAAGTTGCCTGTATAAACTACGAAAAACGAATGCTACTTTTGCTTTAACCATGTAATCATAATGGGCAAGAAATTGTTTTTTATAATCTGCCTTGTTTATACCGCCGCCAAACAATATTAGAAATTTCATCCATCTTCCCTCATCGATTTTAACATAGATTGACAAGTAGTAATTCTGTTACGTAATACTTCTTTCACTGCTAATAAGTCTTTTTCAAGGCTACGTTGCCGCACCATCATACATTTTACATACCCATCACGATCCGCTTCCGTCAAATCCTGCCGCCTTGGTATCCTATATATTGCTTTATATATAGTTTTGAAAGACTCTGCTTGTGTGTGCAAGTAGGCTATGGTAGCTTCAAGACCAGATAATTCTGCCATATGTTCTACTATCAGTACCGGATCAGTGTCTATGGCCTTCTCAGTGGCCTCATAGCTCATTTGTAGTACTGGCTCAGCTTTGTCTTGGAGCTTATTCCATGTTGCCATGATTTGGGTAATCTGGCCCCTATAATATACCTGTTGCTTTACTGGTACATCTATTTCAAATCCCATGTCATGTTGTATTTCGTTCAGATAACGTTTCACCAGAACCTCTTCTTGTGTCTCTATTATGCATTTTATTGCATCGGGTATGCAAAACTTTGCATATCCCGATAGAAGTTAAAATATAATTCCGTAAAAGATACATCTGATATAAAATACTTATAGGTAATATACGGAACTGCTAACACGTTACTTTTAAGCTAAGTAACTTTTTTACAAGTATATCGTAATTTTAGGCCAAATTTGCACATTTATTTTCCAGGTCCAAAAAAATTCATGGACATCCTTATCCATGTTCCAAATCGTAGTCCAATTTTTCCTGACCCGTTCGTTAATAATATAGAGGAAATGGAGGCAGAATTGGAGATTCTATTTGACGTAACTCCAACGGACAGAGAGATTTACCGTACAATCATCAGGGACTACCTGGTTTTTGAACTATATAAGGAGGAGGCGGAAGCTGAGGAATTATCGGCCACCTACCTCGCTAACCTGTTGTCCGGTAAGGACTTTGAAGGAAAAAACGTGCCTGTAAATCAGGCTCGTTACTTTACCACGCTCCTGTCGAAACAGACGGGTATGTATTATAAACCCACAGCAGCCGTTCGTAAGAAACATCCCCGGCTGGCCAAGGCAAAGAAGAGTGCAACAGCGAAAAAAGACAAAGAAACCATAGATGGTGTAGCACTCGATTGTCTCGTTCCGATAGACGAGAAACAAGTACAGAGAATTAGGATTACTCTATTAACAGAGTATTCTTTTTTGACACGTGATGACTTGAGAGAAGATGTCGAAAATTACTGTAGACTAAAAGTAGTGATTAACAACTTAACCAATAACGCTGATATTGATAAGGAAACGTCGGTCACACTAAAAAATCTTATGGATGCTCAAATCCGTTTGGGCAACTATCTTGGAATTGACGAAGGCCGTAGGGCCAAGCAGAAAGAAATATCAGATAGACAATCTGTTGCTGCACTGTCAATACAGTTCCAAGAGACTGTAGAACGTTTTCCAGATATGATGGAAAAGTTCAGATATGAAGAAATACGTATATTACTGGAGCGCTACGACCGTAACGAATTAGAAAGAATGTTATTCGAGTCACCAGCTTACGCCAGTATGACAGTTTCCGATGCACGAGATTTTGTGGCCAGTCGAGAAGACAAGTATGAACGAGGTACAATTCACCGATAAAGAGCTGTTCGAGCGAATATATCCCATATATTTTTATCGTCGGCATCTTGACATAGCCTGTATCGACCTTTTAGGGCTTGATCTGGCACCACACCACAGACTAATTTTACGTGATTGGGGCAATGGTAAGCCTATCAACATGTTTTTCGCCTCTCGTGGTTCCGGGAAGTCAGTACTAATGGCTATCTTTTTCGTACTTATGGCGATGCTTTATCCAAAACTAAAATTAGTAGTCATTGGCGGCCAGGGATTTCGTGGCTCAAAAATGGTTATGATGGAATGTGAAGCAGTTATTCGAGGTGATTTAATGGGCCAACGCTCTGTTGGTTACGCACGATACTGCTGTCGTGATACACGTAAAATAATTAACAAAGATCCTGCATATTGGAATATTATGTTTTCGAATGGCTCATCCATCAGAGGTGTGCCATTAGGAATGTCTTCTGATGGTGCTGGAATCAGAGGAACACGTGCTCATATATTAGGCGAGGACGAAGCATTTTTAATTCCACACAAGTTACATCAAGCTGTGTTGGAACCCATGCAAAATGTATTATACGAACCACACAAAGATGCTTCTGACCAATTATTTAGAAACATGTTGTTAACTGTTTCTACATGTGATTATGATTTCAGAGATTTTTATAAGCAATTCCTTTACTACAAATCTGTATTAGCTAATGAAGCAGTTGAAGACCCAGAAGTGACAGATTCGGTTGGTGCATTAGATATTCGAAAAGACGACCTTTCACTATTTAATTTTGATATTGATGATTCATACTATATTCATAATGGTAAACGTAGAACTATGTGGGGTATTGATTATGAACGTATTATGAAAAAGTATAACTTGCCTACTACGGACAAGGATTTATGGTTATCTGAGAATAAAAACATACCACTTAATGTTCAAGGTGGCTATTTTCCATTCGGACCAATTGATATTGGAATGAATTTAGAACTAATTGGTCGTAATGATGCTAAAAATGAACCACAGCGTTTTCCTGAATTAGTTAGTAGATGTTCTGCCCCTTGTATTATGGGTGTTGATTCAGCTCCTTCCGGTGCAAACACTGCCTTTACAGTTATTAAAGCAGGTACATATAATGAAACAGATAGGGACCGCAGACATTGTGAAACAGCTGCTTTAGGTGGTCCGTGTCCAATGTTACACAAGGGTAAATGTACGTTGGGTAGAAGGTCACATGTTGTCTACGCCTTCGAAGGCAACAAAATGTCACAACGAGAAAAAGTTGAAAAAATATATGAGTTAGCAAATCGATACAATATAGTAGCGATAGGTATGGACGCACGTGGTGGCGGCTTCGAATTAGAAAGTCTATTAATGGATGAGCGTTATATTAAACATTTAGACCCATTATACGTTCCAATTTATGACCCCGAACGGTTTACCTTATCTTTTGGTTTACCTATATTATCATTGTTTACTACAACTCAAGCAATGAACATGGAGTTCAATGGATACATGAAAGGTTTGATGTCCAATCAACATTTAATTTTTCCAAAACCGTTGCGTGGTAGACCAGAAGACCCTTGGATTTTAGAATCTGCGGGTCATGTAGAAACACTAATAAGTCAGATTGCAAGAATAAAAGCGTTACCTGCTGGCAATGGGGTAAAATTTGAAATTGAAACGATTGACCCAAACACAGGATTAATTGTAGCAGCCCAAAAAGACATATACTCTGCACTATTATATGCTACTGCAAAAATGAAACGTTTAATAGATGAGCAGATACAAGATGATACGCAAGAAGCACTGCCAGTAGCGCAAGCAGTTGCATTTAACCTTTAAGGAAAGATAATGCCAACATACATACCTAAAAAGAGGAAGAACAGACCCGCCAGACCTAAAAGGTTGAGTAAAGTTGACCAAGCTGTACACCAAGCTAAAATAAGCATGGATGAACAACTCAAGGGTGCTAATGAGGCACAGGGTGTGGCTATCCATTCAGTAGTTAATAAACGAACATCTTCTACATTGTTATCTAAAATTAACGATTATACTGATCCTAATTTAGATGACCGGGAGGCTACAGTTAAATTGTCTCGACAACTTCGTAACGTAGAGGGTGTATGTTCAACTGTTGGTGACCTGCTTGTTGACTTTGCTGCTACACGTGGTTTATTTTATTGTGATAATGATGAACTAAAAGACTTACTAAACAAGTGGGCGAAAAGAGTTAACACATTTGGGTTTGGTGTAACAAAAAAGACAACCATAAAACCTACTCCGGGTCTAAGACAAATTACTCGTAAAATTATTGATGATTTTCTAACTGACGGTGATGCAGTCATTACTCTTAAATGGGAAAAAATGCAAGTAGATGCTGAGGGACAGCCCATATATGTACCCGTAGAAATACGTGCACTTGATACTACTTCTTTAGAAATTGATCCAGCATTTGCACAACTCGGTATCGAACTTATTGAAATGTCAATAGATGATAAAATTAAGAAACGTTTGTTAAAGCCAGAAACTGATCTTGACAGAATTGCAGCAAAGCTAATTCCCAAAGAATGGTTAGCATTCTTACGTAAAGATGAACCTATTTTACTAGACCCCAATGTAACATACCATTTCAAACGTAATCCAAAAGATTACAAGGCATGGGGGGTACCACTTTTCTTAAAAGCATTTGGTGCTGTTGCTAATAAACGTAGAATACAAGCCGTTGATGAAGCAACTATCGACGGGTTAATTAATCGATTTACTGTTTTCAAATTAGGTTTGCCAGATAAACAAAAGAATCCCGCCTATCATATTCCATCTGGTGCTAGAGTAGAGTCATTAATTGGACTGTTAACAAGCCCCAAACGTACAAATGCAATTGTATGGCCGGGCCCGGATTTAGAAATTGACGATATTGGACCTGATGGTAAAATTCTTGAGTTCGATAAGAAGTATCACCAAGCCGATGTTGACATCCTACGTGCACTTCATGTGTCTGAGTTACTTATTGATGGTGCATCTAGTGGCCAAGCTACTAAGGACTGGGCTGCATTTATTAGTACAGAAGTGGGTTTGGACTCTATTCGAAACGAAGTTGAGAGTATTTTTACACAAGTTGCTGAAGAAATTGCACTAACAAATAAGATGTCATACGAAACATTATTGTTTAAGTTTGATCCACAGTTACTAAAGGATGAACAATTCGTACGCAAATTTGCTCTTGAAATTTACCGGCTTGGTGGAATTTCAACTGAAACGTTTGTCAAAGTCATGGGTTACAACTTCGAAATTGAAAAAGCAGCAAAAATTAAAGAAAAGGCTGAGGGTATTGATGAAATCTTTATCAACCAATACTTCCCTGGTACGTCATTCCCGGATAAGGGAGGCCGTCCAGATGATACAAAAGAAGAGGACAAAACAAGCCCTAAAGATAATAAGAAGACAGATAAAGAAAAGGCACAGACCGAATCCGGTGTACGAAGTGTAGATTTTTACCAGTCGTTCTATAATAGGATGTTTGACCGAATTGCAACGTCTGTTGGAAAACGTAAAAACAGTGAGATTGCTAGAATCACATTATTAAATGGGTTGAACAAATTCAGGCAGAACACTAGTAACCATATATTAGAAGTATTTATGAAACAAACAGGTGGTAACTTGACTGCTGGAATGAACTATTTAAGTAGGTGGAACTCCAAATACATTGATAATTTTATTGCAGAAATCATACAGGCTTATGATAGTAACCCAGACGGTTTTACATCATATATCCGATCAATAAAACACAGAGTGAGTTTATACGCTTCACAGGGCTACCTAAAAGCCTTCTGGGTTGGTCAAATTGAGATGCATATAATACAGGGTTACAATAGCGCTACATGGAGATGTAATAATGAAGACAGTGCATGTATGGAACACAATAATAAAACTTACTTGTTAAAAGATCTTGCTGACATTTTCCCTGGTCATGTTAATTGTACTTGTAGTCTTGATTTTATGAAACATGTTAAGGAGTCGATTAGACATGAATAGAAACGAACACATTAATAAAATAGCCCATCTTTGGGATGATAACGAATTAGGTTTTGATGCTGGTAGTTTGCGCTGCTGGTTTTTAACACCTAACTATTTTAAGGAAGATACGCAAATAGCTGAGTGTTTCGATTTCAATGGAGAAGAAAAAGAAGTTCCTAGACACAATCATGTAAACAGCTATGAAATTTTTGTCCAGTTAAAAGGGGAGACTTATTTTAAGGAAGACAAAACAATATTAAAAGCACATGAAACTAAGACGCTTTCACCGGGGCAAGACCACACGATAATCCCTAAAAAAGGAAGCAAATTTGTTGTGGTTATCCATCCACCGGATGATATATTCGCAAAAAAACTTTTAGGGAGATAGCATGGCTTCTATTGAAGTGCGTTTAAGTAATGTGGAAGCTTCAGTTAAGTCCACCGCTTACGACCATAACAAACTAATGCAGATTTGTACTAAAGTTGATATGCTTGATCCAACTGCTGTGATTGAATTTAAGGCAGTGGCTGTAGAAGCGTTACGTAAAATATCAGAAGACTTAGAAAAAAGCGAAATATCTATACAAAAAGTGGGAACATCAGTAACTAATAACAAAGAAGAAGTTGTACGGCTAATAACAAAGTTGCGTACAAATATGTCCAAAGAATTAAAAGAGGACAAAGAAGGTCTTAATGCTGCCGTCAATAAGTGTAGTTCACGTATTACTCTTTTGGAAGGTAAAGCTGCCTTATTTGGAGCGGTTGCTGGTGGAATTTTCGGTGGCATTATTCATTATTTTTTTTAGGGGTACATTATGGCTGTAGCAGCATTAAACGCATATAAATGTGTTAGTACCGATGTAGCAAACGAGTATCTACTTTCAAGCAAGCAGTTTGCTTTTTTAAGTGTAGACGCAACTACATTAAACACTACTACTTATCCAATAGCAATACCTAGCGATGTGGGTGATCTGGCTAATTATTCATATGAGGTTTGGATACGTTGGAAACTAGGTAATGATTTTGGTGGGTACATTCAGAATATGAAGTTATGGTACTCTACTACGGCACCTGCTGCTAGCATTCATTTAATGATGGGTACAACGTCTGTTGCTGATACACCTACAGATGATGCAAGTTCTATTGCTGTAGCAACAGCTTCAGATAATTACTTTGACGCATCGAATTATTTGTATATACCTATCGCTGGTGATGGTAAATTAGATGTTGTTGGCGATAGTACTGGTTATGCAGTAATTCAAACAAAAGTTGAAGAGGGTGCGCACACTGCTGTGCCCTTTATGCTTTTTAATATTAGCTATGAGGAAGTGGTATAATGTTAGTGTGGATATTAAATTTTGTAGATGGAACACAAGCGCAACAATATAAAGATAGTATTGATCCAAATAATCCGGGTAAAGCGGCTGTTAGTATATCACTGCTAAACGATAAGACAGGACAACTGAAAACGGAAGAAATACCTCTTAGGGCACTACCTGTTTATGCTCGTGAACGCTTGTTTATGGGCCTTAGTAATGGTACTCAATTAGATACAATTATTAAAATTGGTTATAACATTTGTGGTGTTCGTACTATGAAATGTTATTCTGCTAATCAGGATAGGTGGTTTAACAAACAGGATGATAAGGGATGGCACGAGAAATAGTAGTTCGAGAAATTATGGGAAGAGAACCAAAGCCATGTGATAAATGGTACAATCCACATAAATTATCACGTGCCTTTGGCGGTGACGTTGTTTCTATTACACACTTTATGCAACTAACGAGTATAACTGTGGATGAAAAATTATGGGTGTTATTACATCCCTCAATAATAGATGAAAATGACCTGTCCGTTCTTATTACTAACATACTTGATGCAAACTATGTTGATGCTCCATATTACAAGGAGGCGTACACACAATTAAAACATGAGAGGTACTGGGGTGCTATCTATTTTGCTGCTCATGCCGTCTCTACTCTTTACGAACAAACATTATCTGCTGTAAAGGAGTATTTCAATGTCAACCGCTACATTTAGACCTTTATCCGATGGTACTTATTCTCAATGGACTGCTATAGGGGATCATTATCCATATGTAGATGATGGGGTTGATTGGGGGTCGTCCTCTGATTATACAGCACGTGGTGGCGGGGGGTTTAATACAGCTGCTGATACATTCGACTTTACTGTGTCTGGTGTAAGTGGTGTAGTTAATAGTGTTACAGTCCATTATGTTCTTTATCAGGACTCAACAGGTTCACCAGATGTATCTGGTTTTTTGTATTTAGATGGTAGTACTCTTAGTGACACTTTGCAAGATGTAGACGCATTAACTACGTGGGAAGAAAAAACAACGGTTTTTAATCTTACTCCCGCTGGTAATTCTTGGACAGTTGCTTCTTTATCCGATTTAGAATTTGGGTATATAACGCTTGGTGGTTCATTTAAGACAAACACACGCCTAAATAGTACTTGGTTAAGTGTAGACTATACAAGTGCAGCAGGTAGTGTAAATGTAGCTCCCGCTTCTTTACTTTGTGAGGGAACAACAGGTTTTAATAACGCATGCGCTATTCCAATTTTTAGCGCCATATTTAAGACCGAGTTCGTAATAGGTACAACGCATCAGTCATATATAGAGATATGTGAAGGCACATCTAATTTTGACGTAATTTTTGCGTCTGGTTGGAACTCTTTTGCTTCTACTCAACAAGACACAAGATGTCCAAATATTTATTATGGAGTGGGTGGCACATGGAGTATTGGAACATTATATTCACATCCTACCTATTATTGGAGAATAAAGTTTATTAATGATGATGGTGGTACCTCACCTACTAGCGCAATCGGACAGTTTTCTGGTATTAACAGATATTGGGTAAATGATGATTACATTTTTAGACGCAAGTTGCTATTTGGTAGTGCTCATGCTACAATAACATCTGGGAGTACCGCAACATTTAGTATCAAAACAGGCAATCGTTTAATTATTGCACAAAATGGATGTTTCAATGAGTCAATTCAAGCATCTGGTGGGTTTAACTTGGCACGTTTTGATGCAAAGACTCATATCTCTTATTTAGCACAGCCACCACACACGGGCGAAAACAAAGGAAATTACGAAAATTGGATTAACACCTTAGATTTATCTACTACGCCACCAGTGGTAGGTGAACCGCATAAAATATCTGACGCTGGTTCCCATTCAGATACCCATCACTATCCGTCCATATGTGTAGATAATGATGGTTACATTCATTGTTTTTTATCAAGACATCCAGGTGGGGTAAAGTACTTACGTTCATTTCAATCAAATATATCAGGTTGTCTTAGTGGCGAAGACACGGGTGCAACTTTATGGTTTAATCCCATAACCGAGGGTCTTGAGGAACACAGTGAAGGTGCGGGATTAACTTATCCAACGCCTTTTGTTGACCCTATAACAAACTCAGTTATACTATTTAGTCGCTATAATGAAAATGAATACGTTTATTACACAGTAACAGATAACGGGGCAACTTGGAACGGCCCTTACATTTTTATGACAGATGAACATGCAAACGGTGATCGTATATATTGTTACGGTCTACGAATGGACCGTGCAACCCGTCGAATGCATATAGGTTTTACACTAAACCATCGTGATACTGGTGACGCAGAAGAGCTCGAACGTGGTGTTTGGTATATGTATTCTGATTATGATTCAACTGGTACCACTACAATGCCATATAAGGACTGGTATTACGCTAACGGTTCTTTAGCAGGTAAAACACATGATGGGTATTGGGGAGAAGAGCAGGTTTGTTATTTGAATAACACGGCTGCTGGTTGGGCTACAATGGTAAAGAGGGCGTTAATATTCACTGAACCGTGGGATGACACTGTTGCCCCACCTGGAACTCAGTATAATGCTCGTGCCTTTATTGAAAACTTAGAACTGGTTGGTTCTGACCCAGTTGTTTTTTGGGAACAGAAGGCTCGACCTGGTGAACCTGATGCAAAATACTCTGCTACGGGAGAAACCGATTTATTGTGTGCAAGGTACACAGCCGATATTGGGGATAACACAGGAAATTGGAAAATTAATCCAATAACCACTAATTTAGAAGGTCACGATAAAATGTTGCGGGTACGTCGTTCTGGTGTATCTGTTATGGGTGACATTGATGGATCATTGAGTGCATGGTTTCCAGTTGCCGGTCGAACACGTGGGTGGCGTCGTATTGGTACTAAGGATATAACGAGCTCTAATTGTACCGCTTCATCAGTTACGGGGTCGTTTCATAGTGCTATTGGCGGCGATATTTCATTAATTGATGGTGATGCCACAAGTGTTCCTATGTCTACTATAGATTGTTATTTTTCCGTTGGTAGTATAGAAAAACCAACATCAGACAAAACATTATTTGCGTTAGATATTGACGCTATAGTAAGGGCTGAATCGAATGCATCAGTACAACTTTTTATAAACAAAGGGGATACCGATACCTTCTCTGCTACCTTGAATATGTTTTGTACTGCTACTAAATTTGTCTACTACCGTTATTTACGTAATACATGGACCACTGATCCTTGGACAGACAATCCGTGGACAGCAACATCTATTGGCAGTCTTTCTTTCGGTATTAAATTGGTTGCCGGTGGTACCGTTCATGTGTCAAAACTCTATGCTAAAATGGAATATACTGTATCCTCAAACGGTGAGTGGACTGCTTCTGAGATGTGGAAAATTAAAAGTTATGATAAAGGGGATACGTGGGAAGTAACAGAACTTTCCAGAAATAGCCACATTGGTGTCCCTATGATGTCTCAGAAACCTTGGCTGTCTAGTGACCAACAAGAAGTGTCTTGGACATCTGGTTCTGATGTATTTTATTCATATGATGCACCCTACGGATTGGTAGACTATTCTGGACAAGATTTTAAGGTGTACTATGGTACAACTGAGATTGACAGAGTAGCTGATTATTTTAATAACAATGGTTCAGAGGTTTCTTTTAAGCTACAGGAAGATATCTGTAAAGATAAAATGGCGGATCGTTACGGAGATTATTACATTTATTTTGGTAATAAAGATGAGATAACCAAACCATTATCTGCTCCAGCAAGTGTTTTTCACTACTTTCAAAACTTTGAGTCTCTGATTGATGGGCAAGATGTTTCTGAACTGGATGATGGCTATGTTACAATTAGTGGTGATGTGGAAGCCTACAGGTCACCAAAACAACATTCAAATAAAGTTTATGCAGGACACGTTAGTGCTTCTTTAACAAACTCAGAAATTGATTTTGACTTTCCTACACTGAATGGCGGTGTTGTAGAATTTGCATATTGGCAAGAAACAAATGCGCCTGCTTGGACGTATTTAAGTGCAAATTTAAGTAAAATTACCACTGGTGGTTTTTTGTTACAAGACCCATCTAACTATGAGTATATACAGGATAAACAAGGGGGTGCCTTTAACGGGGTACTCACAGTAAACCCAGTCTACAGCACAGGCAAACAAATGTTGTTGCTAAAATACCATCACACACTTGATGGTAGTGATTCCCATTGGGTTAATAAAGTACCGATAACATATGAACGACATACTAATGCTGCCTTAGGCTCTCTTGTTTCGTTCAAGGTGGACACAAACGGGGCACACATATTCACAGACTATATTAAAGTGTGCAAAAGTTCAGAACATGCCTTAAATTATTACAACAGAGCCATCACACATCCAACCTTATCAGGTGATAGGTATTTAGGAACTATCCAAAAGTATATTGCTTTCCATCGTACTGTTGCAACAATTAAATTTGACCCTATTTATGACGCTTACCAAAATGGGTTGGATGTAACACAGTTAGAAACATCTAGAATAGCATACAAAATTAAATACGATATGGATAACTATGGCTCTGTCCCAGTAACTTTCAACATCAAAACATGGGTGTCTAATACGGTTACTTATAATAGTGCTTCTGTTATTGCTTCTATCGAAGTTGAGTGTACAACACACACTTTAGCGTTAGATAAGTATTTAATTGGTACTGTATTAAATACTGATCTCTACGACAATTTATCAATGAAAGTTAGTTGTGACGCTGCAACGGCAGATGGCGGGTATTTAGATATTTCGTTGTGGGAAGTGGAGGTCTATAATAAATCTGCTTTACATAGTCAGGTAACAATTGGTACGTTAGAGGTTCGGGGTTTGTATGGTGATATTTCATTACAGGGCGCAGGTCGATCTCAAATTTGGGGAATGCTGTATGTAAATGGTTATAAATACAGGTACTTTAGCGGTATCCCATTAAGTCAAGAGACCGGTCTTCTCTACACTGGCTCATCTTATCCTGAGTACACTAAAAAAATAGTGACTGCACCTTCAGTTCATGCGGAAGCTGTTGGGTACCATACTTCTAGTATGAAGTCGCAAACTGAGTTTCAAATGGGTGTACTGCATAGTTCACTACTTCCGTTATCATATTTCGGGAAAGTTGAATATATAAATGCTGTTATGACCGAACAGATGGCAATTGAAAACATCGCACTCAATATACCGCTTGAATACACTCTGTTGAAAGATGAAAGTATTAATGTACCCATTAGCATGACTGAGGGTATTGAGTTTAAGGGGGCTATACCAGTTGGGTATCAACAGTTAGTTCCTGTTTATATTTCTAACAGCCCTGTTGATAACATTTCAGGACGTTCAATTGGGTATACAACTAATGTTGAAACTGGTAGTGGTGTTATTAGCGCACAAGTTATACCTCTTAATTTCTTATCGGGTGCTATATATCGAGATACATTGTTGGTTGGGTACATGGCAGGTGTTTCCGAAAAACTACAACAACGAGTAGGATACACTAAAGCAGGTACTATTAGTGGTAACATACCAGCTGGCAACGAGTTAGGTATAGTGCTTAGTGTTGATACACCAGTTGAAGCACTGCAATTACAAGACATTACTAGTCGTGCCAATATTGAAACTAACCAAAATATAGAAGAGCTACAACTAACTAATGTTGAAACTGGCAGTGGTGTTGTTGATGTGCACACTGTTCCTCATAGTTTTCTAGAGGGGGTTGCACACAAAAGCATATTGTTAGTTGAAGATGTGGCAAAAGTAGCAGACAGATTGCAACAACAAGTAGAGTACACTAAAGCAAACGTTATTAACGATAATATACCAGTTGGGGATGAGTTAGGAGTTGCAATTAATGCAGACACACCAGTTGAGGTAATACAAATACAAAATATTATCAACACTGTTGATATTAAAACGCTATTAAATATAGAGGAAACACAACAAACCCCTATTAATACTGGTATTGGTTTTGATGAAAGCCAGAAGGTACCAGTCTTTCTCCCTATCGGATTGGTTGCACCAAATTCCATGCCAGCCGGGGTGTCGAGTTCGGTAGTTGAAATTGCTAAAGGTATTATACCAATAGACTATAGTAAAATAGTTGAATTCAAGAAGTCAACACCTGTTTCATACGAACGTGGGTATACCACGTCACATAAAATACCTTCTGGGATACAAGAAGGAATAATAGATACCAATGAATTGAGTACAGAATTTGTTTCTGGTACTGATATTCCTGTCTCCTCTCCTGTTGAGAGTGGTGTAGGAATGGTTGAATCTGTGTTACTTCCGTTGTTTATACCTGTTGGTGTCAGGTCCGGAAACGGTATTCCAATAGAGGTGTTTAGTTCAGTCGTAGAAGTTTGCAAGGGTGTGATACCTGTAGACTTTTTACAGACGTCATCATTTGTAGAAACGATACCGATTGATTATCTACAAAAAATTTCAGGGTATACTAATATCTATTTTGAAGCACTACGTGACGTCGAATCAGGAGGACAAACATTAGTAGAAATTAATGAGGAGTTGGAAGAAACATCTACAACCCCATTAGACCTTCTGGTGAGTTTTTCCGAAGAACTAAGTAGTTATACTGAGTTTTTAACTGGTCTCAGTATTGGTGGAAAGTCACCTGTTGAGTATACAACCTCGGCGGTTGCGCTATTAACGTCTGGTAATATGCCCATAGAAACGATTAAAACTGTAGAGTGGGTTAACCGAGCATTAATTGAACAGTTGAGAGATGTTGAAGTACCACATAAAATTGTGGTAGATAATGTTTCAGGCGTTGGTGTAACTGTTAGTGTTTTAATTGATGTTTTAGCGGGTGTGTCTTTCACACCTTTAATTTCTTTTCCAATAGAGGTACTACGTGGTGAATTAATTAAAGCTGGATTACCTGTTGATTTTACCGGAGTTGCAGTTATTACGAGAAAAATATTGGCCAGGTACTTTCAATTAACACGCAGTACAATTAATCAGGTGTCACTCGATAATAGTATAACAAGAATGATTAAACCCTAATAGTTAAGGAGTTAACACATGGCAGTAGAAGCAAGACATATTGTTTTTTACGGCTCAGCCGATATGCAGGAAACCGATACGGGTACTACTCAAGGTGGAGCCATTGATAAAACAGTTAAGGTAACCTTTGCTGATTTGAAAGCAGCGGCTTCTCTTTTGCTCTATTCAGATAGTGCTAGTGATACAGCTGTTCACGTAGTTATTACTGGTAGAGATAGCAGTGGAGCGTTAATCAGTGACAATAAAATACTTACTGGATTAACCAAGTCAGTTATTGCGACTGCTTACGAACGTTTGTTAAAAGCAACTAAATCGACAGGATCAACTTATGCTGGTAACATCGCTGTTGTACAAGGAGCAGAGGCATCGTTATCTGGAACAGCACAAAGTGGTGGTACAACATGGATTCAATTAGCAAATGGTGCTATTACAGCAAATAATGATTACAAAGGTAAGGTGCTTTATGTAACAGGTGGTTCGGGCACAGCACAATTTGGTGAAATTGTAAAAACGGTGGCAGACGATGATAAATGCTATGTTCGATTAAGAGATAAATGGGCTGTTGCAACACCTTGTTTTGGAACTGATTCAACATACGAAATTCGAGCAGGTATTGTATTCGAAAAAGCATTAGGTTACAGTACTGAGGCAGAAGAAATTAATGTGGTAAGACGTCCATTTTATAATGCAGCTTCAGACCCATCAACAGCAGCAACATTTTATGAGAAATTGTTTGCGACAAATGTAAACGGTACGTTAACACTAAGTAACACAACACTAACAGAAGTTGCAAGTGGTATTTATGCAAAAGTTTCTTTTGCGTTAGCTACTGGACTAGCTGATGCTGCAACTATTCATGATAGACGTGTTGTAGCCGCTTCATTACCTAGCAACATCACATCATTTTTCGATAGTACTGATGGTGCGCAGGACTGTCCCAATAGCAAGAACTTTACCTATTCAACAGGTCTTGGTGTTTGGTTACGTCTTGGTTTGAGTTCAGGTGACTCTGCTCAAAACAGTTTTTATGAACTACAGATCAACGGTCAAACCATTTAAATCTGAAGTAGCCCTTAATTGGGCTACTTTTATTAAGGAGTATAAATGTCTTTTTCTAAGTACGTGATGTGCTTGTTAATGATCATTCTTTTTGCAGCTACTAATGCAAGTGCCACAAATTATTATGTTTCAGAGTCCGGTGATAACACTACCGGGCTCTCTTGGTCAACAGCATTTACACACCCAAATACGTTAACAGCAAATGTTAGTGGTGGAGACACATCATTTATCGGTATATCTCTTTGGATGGATTGCTTTATTGAAACGCCGTCAGGTGGCACACTTACAGCACCAACGGTTTACATTTGTTCCACATCTGTTGTTGATGGTTCAATTGGTAAACCACGTTTATACGCATGTGAAGAGGTAACTGGTTGGACTGTGGCCGATGGTAATGCAGGGGATACAATATATAGGTCTACTTATATTACTAATTACCCGTACGCTGTTAATACACCATACCCAGATAGTAACATCAATTTGTGTGCAATTGTAATGCCTGATGACACTGTTATTTTAGAAACCAGACATTTAGTTTGGGATTCATCAGAGGTTTCCGCTTGTGACGGAATAACAGTGTTAAATTGGACACGAAATGTAAAAAATGATGACTCTACTTTTATGCATTGGTACGACTCTGCTTCTGGTGCTCTTTATATTAATCCACCAACTGACGATTTTCTTTCTGCGGGGCATAAGGTATTTGTTTCAACACATCCTGTATTTTTAACCTCTAATGGAAATAACCATGTTTATATACGTGGACTAAGAATGGGGTTTGCGAAACAAGCCTCTGTACATTTAAGAGGCAGGGCTGATAGTTGCGAGATAACAGATTGTGTTATGGAATACACATGTGGTGAAATAGGCGAGAATACAACTGCTGGTGTACATACTAACAATATTTTTCCTGACCACAAAACCCGTATCCTAATTGCACGGGATACAATTAGGCAATCACGTGGTGGAATTGGGTGGGCTTCCGGCGGAGCTGGATACAAGTCATATCGCAATAATAACTACTGTACTATGACAGAAAATAGTTACGAACACACGGGTTCCGGATGTATGTTGTATGCTGCGACAGATGTTATTGTAGAGTATTGTCTCTTTGAAGAATTACACGGTACGGGAGTGTACTTAAAAAATTCAGGCGATCTTAATGACAGTTTAGAATTTGTAGCACGTTTTAATACGTTTAGAGAAAATGGTAAGTATGATGGACCAAATAATGGAATGGATGGTTCTGGTAATGGTATTTGTATAGGGTACCGTAATTACGCTTGTTCTATCTATGCTAACATATTCGACCATCAAGCTGGCGCTGGTATTGCTCTTGCGTACCAACATAGCGTAGGATATGAACACGGCCACCATTGGATAGCATTTAACAATTTTGTACGTATGGGTACGGCTATTTGGACAGTTACAGGTGCTTCATACAAAGAGGCGGATGATTATAGTTACATTATGTACAATATTATGTACGACTACATGTGTCCACCTTACAATGGTTATTTAGGTTGCGGTTATTGGGGGACGTATCAAAATACAGACATTAATCAAGACAAAATAGACTATAACATTTGGTGGGATGGAGGTTCTGATAATTTATGGTATCCACATGGTGGTCCCGCTGGACAAAATTTTGCTGCATGGCAGTCTGATGGATTTGACGTACATGGTTCTGAGTCGAATCCTAACTTTACTGACACAACGATTAATTGGGCTAGAAGTTCTTATACTGAACTTAGTACACCAATAGCAGTTGATGTTGGTGATTCAATAGTCTATTTTATTACTCAAGGTGTTTGGCAGCCTGATTATACACCGTCGAGTACTAGTAGTAGAGTTAGAATAAGGAAAAATTAAATGTGGAAATATATTGTAGTATTAATTATCACAACTATTTTAGTTGCTAGTTTTGCTTTTCCAATTAACGTTCGCCCTGGTACCGATGTAACAATACCAGTATACAGTGAATTAGCAGATGGTACAGTCATTGTTCCAGACTCTATGCGTATGCAGGTTTATTATGAAGGAACTGAAGTATTTGATGCGTGGTTTAATAGCGCCGATGCTGAATGTGCTGTTGATGATGTTAATTTAATATTTCATGATGTTTTTGGTGATATAGATGGCGCTGGTGGAGAAGGACAATACCTTATTATTGCCACTGCGTATGATAGTAGTACAAAAAAATTAACACCTTTTTATTCCAACTATGAAGTGGGCTTATTTGATTCTCTTTTAGCAGGTGCTTCTGTGTCAGATGTTTATGACGAGTTTGTGGATGGTACTAATGAGGATGCATTTAAGGCAACAGGTTTTTCTACTCATGATCCAGCCGGAGTTTACACTGAGTTTGTGGATGGTACTAATGAGGATGAGTTCAAAGCTGATGTGTCTGGAGTAAGTA